ATCTCCCAAGAGTAAGCATCCATCCAGTCAGAATTCTTGGATGATCTGTTCCTCTTGTAGATGTTTCCTCCGTAAGTATTAGAGAGCATTTCTAAAACCCCTAACCCCGGCTCGGCCATTGCCATTCTAACTCTCGGGGTAATGTAGTTTTGTTTTGAAACTTGGATGTCTAAACATCCCTCTCCATCAAATAGTCCTGCAATGTACTTCCAACTTAGGCGCTTCATGGAATACCTCCGAACTGCGCTGGTTGTCTATCGAGTTCCCTCTGGTTGGGCTAATGCCTTCCCAGTTTTTCAGAAACGGTTTAATGTCCCCAAAGGTTATCGGTTAGGGACAAATGTCGCTGCGCTGGTTGACGTAACGTGAGAACTTCCTAGTGCCATGATTAAAATCTCCTACGATTTTGATTTATTTAACTCGACCCTCGGAATATGCCTGCATAATTTCATCTTGCATGTCCATATACCTGTCAGGGTCCTGCATTTTCATTTTGATAAGGTCTGCGCGTCTGTAGACTTTCTTGGTGCCTTTGTTGCGATTGCCAGTGCCTTCAAGAGTGGCCTTTTTACGGGCCTCCTGCTTTTCAGCTTTATTGGCTTCTTCGCTCACCTGCTGGGCACCCTCGGTTGGACGGACTGCCTTGTATAAATCAAACAGCTCATTAGCAGCTTCATAGTCATACTGGTCAGCCTTCTGTGCCAGTTCAGTGCGGTACTTGGATGCACCGACAAATTCCTTGAATGACTGCTGCTGTGCAAGGTCCATATAATCAGGGTGCTTCTCCACAAATGCCTTGTGGGCCTCTTCTCGGTCCTTGCTTGAAAGCTGCTCTTTCAGTTGTTCAACCTCTCTTGCAAGGCTGGACTTCTGAAGATACTTATCAGTCGCCTCCTTGGGTGAAGAGAACCAATCGTCGTCTGACAGCACCTCCTCTTCCTTGGTGGCTACGCGCTCATTGTTGTTTTTCTTTTGCTGGATTTCCAACTGTAGGAGTTCATCAGTGAGCTTCCTAAGCTCGCCGACCTCGTTGCCTTTACGACCATATTCCTTTTCAAGGTTCTGGTACATTTCAACAACGTCTTCTAGTGATTTGCCTTGGAACTTATCAGGAATCTCACTTCCTTGGCTGCTCTCCGGCTCATCAGACTGCTGTGCTGTGACCTCAGAAGACTGTTCGCTCATGGGGTCTACAATCTCTTCGCCTTCGTCTGCCTGCTTTTCCTCTAGTTGATCCACAATCTTGTTGTCCATTTTTCCTCCTGCCTTAACAAATGAAAAGGGTTGTAGGAGTGAGTTTAATCACAGCGTTAGGGCTACCTACCTTCCCGCGCTGCGCGTTCATGGCTTCTACCCCATTGCTCGTAAGCCGTGGGAAAGCCGGGGTCAGTACCATCTAACTTAAAGTTGCAAGCACTGATTACTGGTTGTGCAAATTGACCGCACTTTTTGCACTTAAAGGTATCAGACGTAGACTCCGCCATATCCTCCCAAATGTAAAAGCACGATTTGCACTTAATGTCAAAAATCTTCATAGGACTGTTCTTCTTGCTCAATAAACTGATATTGTGACTCAAGAATGTCTCTAAAAGAAACGATCATACGCAGAATTTCTGCTTGGCCCTTTGATCTGTACAGTTCTTCAACTGTGTCTAGATCAAGTGCGGTGTCAACCTTTCCTTTTAGAATCTCCTCGCAATACTCTCTAAATGTTCCCCACTCAGCTTTGCTGGTTAGGTCGAACAGGTCCTGATAGAACTTCTCTGTTTCCTGATTCTGTAGCGCCATTCTCACTCCCGTTTTGCTTGTTAGCGCGGGCCGCAAGCAAGTCTAGAATCTGCGATTGCAGTTCTGTGTCTAGCTTGTCCTGACCAAGCTCAATATCCGCAAGTGTCTTTAGCCTGTCCGCAAGGTTTTCTTGCGTTCGGCTTTGACGTTCTTCAATCTCAGCTTGTTCTTTCTGAATTGCAAGCTGAGTCTGAAGCTGTTGCAGTTGCTGTGCTTGTGGGTCAGGCTGCATCATTTGCTCAATTACAGTGACAAGCTCTTCCTTATTGCTAAGGCTTGAGTTGTCATAAATGGCCTTGAGCATGACCATAAATGCTGGGGACTCAGGTGGCACAGTTTGTAGCAACTGGATAAGCTGCTGCTGCTCCAATTCCCTAGCCGTAATTCCCAGTGAAGAGTGTGTAATAAAGTTAATATCACGCACCGGGAAGTTCTCTTCATCAAACTGCATGAACCTCCACGCAGCTTTGTAGAGAAACGGCTTAATAATGCTTCGCTCAATGTTAGCGAGTGTCCGCTTAGAACGTTTGATGGCTGATGACAACGCCATGGACATGCCTGACGCTGTGCTGTTTGTTGGTGAAACGTTTAGTGGTGCTGACGGGTCGTTAGTCCCCGTGGCAACACCTACCATTCTTTCTAAATCGCCCGTGCTCTGGAAGATAGCGGGATCAACCTGCCCAAAGTTGAAAGGACTGAGGATTTCTCGGGGGTTGCCATTGGTTGGCACTGATTTTCCGGGGCTGACAGTGAAGCTACCGCCGCGAGGCATCCTTGTTGCGTCAACGCCCATCATCGGGTGTACTGTAAGGGCTAAGCCGTCCATCCGAGCACGAAGTTCTGCGTCCAGTGCTTTTTGTGCATTGTACCCCTTTTCACAAACACCACGTCCCCAAAAACTGTTGGGCACAGTATCGTGCTGGTACGCAATCAGTGGCCGGTCTTGATTCCAAAAAGGATTAGGAATAGCACGAAGCACAACAGAGTCGTTAGCAATAGTGACGACAGCTTCAACAAGGTTTTCACCGTAGAGATCAAACGCCACACCTTTTCCGTTTTGTTCTTCATCTCCAACACCAAGGTCAACTAACTCTTCGTCTTCTTCTAGGTCTAGGTCTAACAGGCTTTCTGGAACAAGGCCGTAATATTCAGTCAGTTTGACTGCATCAGTCTCATCGTTCTCTTCGCCGCTGGTGCGCTCGCCCGCACTCATTTCTCCTACATCTACCGGGTTGTAGATGCCTTCCATCTGTTTTTCAATAATCTGATGGAGGGGCTTGTAAGAAACGTGAGCGCAGTATTCTGCCTCATCAATGCTCCGTGCAGCAGGGTCAATAACAAAATCGAAAGGTGAGATCGGTTCTACACGGACAAGAAAGTGCTCTTTATCTACTACTTCGTAGTTAATGGCCTGTTGTGCAAGCTGTTGTGCTTGTTCTGGCTGAATCTGGCCCTGCTGTGCTGCTGTTTGAACTTGTTGCAGAACATTTTGGTCAATTTGACGGTCAACTTCCTTTTTGTTGGTTGTCTCAGTAATAACCTTGCCAATGCCCAGTCGTCTACAAAATCGTCGTCATCAAAGTACGATGTAGTAGCAACTTGGTCGATATAAGCTAGGGCGTCTAGCATGTCGTCGTGTGTCAGAGGGTTTGGGAAGTCTAGCATCTGGTTGATAAACTTCTTAGTCCACCGTGGATCTTCACAACCTAGAGTGTCTTCCGGCAAAAACAGTCTGCCGTGTTCCATTCGACCCTGCAACGCCCAAGCAATGCGTTCTGTCTTCTTTTTGCCGCCGTGAGTAACGTCTACAATGTGGGGGAAGACGCCCAAACGACGCATCTGGTCTGTCAAGTAAGGCATAACGGCGTTTTTAAGTGCGCCGCGCTCAATTCCTACTGTCAGAGCCTGATAATCTTTGGCTGCTTTCAAGATTTGTATGGATGCTTCCCTAACATTCCACCTGCCAGTGCGAATTTCAGCAACGTACCATCCGAAAGAGCCGACTTTGACGATGGCAATAGCCATTTCGTCCAATCTATCTTCTCTTGCGCCCTTTTTACCAACTTCTTCATAGCCTGCTGGGTCCACTGCTATGTAATACATCCCCTCGGATGGCTCTTCATCGAGGTAGTTTAGGTTCTCTTCCTTAAAAATCTTACCGCCAGAAGCCTGAAAGGACGCAAAATACTCTTGTCGGACTACTTCTGCGGGTGTTCCTTGGTCAATAGACCGCTGAATTTCGTCAGCAATAGGAATCATCGTGTTTTCTGCTGATGAAAAAGTAAAACAAGACCACTCTGGCTCTTTATCTTCTTTTTCGCAGAGTTTTTTGTGCTTTCTAACCTCTTCGTAAAGGTCATAAAAATGGTTTTTACCTTCTGGTGTGCCAATAAACATGGCTCCACCCCTGCAATCAGCCAGTGTTGGGCGAATAATGTACTCCCAGACCTCCGGCTTCATAAAGGCATATTCATCCAGCACAACGTAAGATAGGCCTACACCACGGAGAGTATCAGGCCTGTCGGCACCTTTTAGATGAATCTCACGCCCGTTTACAAGTTTGATAATGCCTTGGTTTTCTAGTGTTGACTCAATAACAGGACGGCCCATGTCTTTAAGCTCGCCCCACATAATACGCTTTGCCTGTTCAAAAGTAGGAGCGATGTAGTACACCGCTCTGTTCTTAAGATCGTACCCTTCTTCGTTCTTTTCTTTTAGCCCTTCGATCAAGAGCATAACCCTAGCAAGGTAGGATTTACCAAATCTACGCCCGGCGGCTACAACCTTAAACCGAGCGGGGTCATTAAAGACCTCAAACTGGCGGGGGTGTAGGCTAAAGTCTAGCTTTTGTCCTACGTCAGACAAAAATTAACCTCAAGCCTGCTGCTTAGGCTTGCTGCTGGGGCTGGCGAGCTTCGCGGCCTTTGGAACTTCAGGTGACTTGCCACCGGCCATTGCGATTGCCTCGTTGCCCTGACCGCTCTTGCCGTCACCTTTCATCTTGCTCATTGGCTTGTTTTTCATTTTATACATGGGACTCTCCTATCGGTCTAAAATTCTCTGGGGGTGTCTTTCATCCCAGAAATAGAAAAAGAATTTAGCAAACACTCTGCAAGCAGAATTGGTTGGGTTACTAAACTCAAAGATATAATCTGAATTTGGTGCAAGCACTCTTTCTGAACCGGCTAAACCTTGAGTGCTACTTGTCTTTTTATCAGATGTAAAAAGCTCGTCTCTTTCGATTTCTGTTGCCCCTGTTAGGTCAACGCCTGTGGGGTCAGAATAAACAGTAATTGGAATGTTAGCGTCGGCTAGGTTTCTGTTAATTTCAATTAGCTTTACTTCTGTCGTTCCGTCTGTTAATGTTGCATTTTCGTAAAGACTGTAAGATAGCTCTTCTGAATCTGTAATAATTTCTCTTCCATAGATATGAGTCAGAGTGCCGTTGGTCTTTAGTTGAAAATAAACATTACTGTTACTGGCTACGTTAAAATCTGCCCAACCAAAAGCTGCGTTGCCCTCTGCAATTTTCTGTAGTACGATGTCTTGGTAGTCTGCTGGGTAGACAACTTTATAGTCGGATCTTGTTAGATAGTCAGCCATTTACTTTTTCTTTCTTTTTACTCGGACACACTTATCTTTTTTAGTACCGTCCTTTTTAGTCGTAGTCCCTTCGTAACGGTAGCCCTTCCAACAGGCTTTTCCATCAGACCCCTTTTTCTTTTTACTCGCCATCTTCTTCCTCTTCTTCTTGGGGCTGATCTATCTGGTTAATAGTAACAGCTTCGCTTACGTCCTTGGGACCAGTGTCTGTCTGGTTGACTACAATCTGAATACCGCCAACCTGGTTTTTGCTGTCCGACCCACCTTCTGCCTTTAGCTCTGGTAGCAGGCGCTGGAGGAATAGCTTAATCATGGTCTTGTCACCATCCTTAGCCATCTCCGCTGCCTTGTGATAAATCTCCATTGCGTCGGCTTCTAGTTCATTAACCAGAGAGGTCTGTACAGCCGCCTCAATAAGAGTTTTCTTGTTCTTGCTACCCTTGGGTCTCCCAGCCTTTGATTTCTTCTCTCCGGGCTTTATTTGGGTTTCCTTGGAGCCTTCTGCTTTCCCTCGGTCATCCCACGCTGCCATATAGAGTACCTACTTGTTTTGTTTAGCTTTGTACGCCTGCTGTGCTTTTTCAGCATTGGCTTTGCTAGTGTACTGGCACCGGCCTGAGCCGATACGATACTTACCGTTTGAGCATTTGTAGACAGGCATAGGCTAGATCATTACACACTGCGGTTCTAGAGTCACAAAATACTTTTCGCCGTTAACGTAACCCTGGAAACTGATAGGTCTGCCACCTTTCTCTGGTGCTAGGCCACAAACCGTGACTACCTTACCTTTATCAATTTCAGTATAGGTGCACTTGTCTGGTGACTCAGCGCAGGTAGCCAGAGCTAGAGTCAATAGTACAGTTTCCATAGTTGACATTACCTTTGCTTTTTGTTTGCTTTAGATACAGCTTGCCCGTAGTGTGTATTCCTATAGGATAGTATATATACTTTACTTACTATATACTCTACTATCTATACTAGAATACCTAGATACTGACCTTTATCAGAGCACTATTTTATATATCTAAAGGCTAGTCATACCTTTCAGTTTATAGTCATGTAACTACTTCCTTGTAGTCTCGGACTTTATAAATCTAAAGTTTATATCCTATGAGGTTTCCACTTTAGCTCTGTTTACAGGGTATCCCTATCTAGTGGGTTCACCCATCCTCCGGGCCAGAGGGGTCTGTAGATATTTTCATATTCTACACTCTAATGGTAACATGAAGTAATTATAATGTCAAGAACTTTAGGTCAAGTAGTTTTACCTTCCATGAATTTAGCTAGTAGCTTTAGCTCTTCTGGTGTTGAATCGTTCTTAATTCTGTTGGCTCTCCAAGAAATAATTTGGATGTTATCTGGCTCATAGCCTCGATTAGAATCAATTCTATCAACACTAGGAGAATTGTCTGTCCTAGTCCACCCTGACTTAGCTCCTGGATTGCCGTCATAATTTAATTTTATACCTAAGGCGGGGCATACGTCAGGTAATTCAAGATCGTTTAACACGCGAAGCCTCTGTGCCCCTGAGACACGTTTTGCTCTCATCATCTTGTCTAGCCAATAATGTTTTGGGTCTTTACCCCTCAAAAAGTTTTTTCTTTTTCGATTTGGAGTATCAACTCCGTACTTTGTTAGCACTTGATATATTCTTTGTTTACTTACCCCATAGCTTAGTCCAATTGCTTCTAAACTAATCCCTTCTGCCATCATTTCTTCAATAGCAGGGATTTCTTCTTTCCAAGTCGATTGTAAAGGCATACTTTTTTGCTCCTATTTTTACTACCCTACAACACTATTATACACGACTGGCTACATTTTGTCAAGTATTATTTTACAGACATAGTAAAATCAATTACTTATCCCATATAGTTAGCTCCTGCGAGGATGGTCCCCTCCATCCGAGCTTGATATAGTTCCCCTATTTTTTATACTTTTTTGTTATACACTACCACCCCTTAGTATTTTGCTCTGTTTGTGCGGTTGTGTGTAAACACAC